TGCCGGAGAGAGTATCGGCTCAGAGACTACTTGTCAACAGAATGAATTCAGGCGCGCTTCAGTCCGCTCCGCGGTCGGCCGATTTTCTTGCCGGTGGCGGCCAGACGCTTGGCTTCGCGGGCCGCAGCCTCGCAGCTCTTCCGGCTAAAAATCCATCGGCGAGACTCGTTGGCACGCCCACTAAGCAGGACGCGCCCGACGATTTCCTTCTTTCGGGCCATCCGGATGGCCCACGGGGTCGTGACTCCCAGGATTTCGCCGGCCTCGACGCTGCCGATGGCGTCGTGGAAGTCGATTTCCACGGTTACCTTCGCCAGCTTCCGCTGCATGGCCGGCCGCTCGTCGGCATAGGCTCGAGGCCGGCGAACCGCGCCGTCGGCCTGCCGCCGCTCGTAATCCCGCCAGTCATCCTCGCAGCTTCGCAGCGAGTAGATGGCGACTTCTCGGGCGGTTTCGGCCTGATCCGATTGGCTGCGGACCAGGCGGGTCGTCAGGAGCCCCTTTCGGGCCATCGACGCCGGCTGGGTGAAGTGGACGCCAAGGAGGCAGGCCGCCTCGTAGCTTCCGACTGCGGTGTCTTTCACGATTGCACCTTCTTTTTTGCGGGCCAGTGACTCGGCCTAGACAAATGGAGGATAGGGGATTATTGTTCCTCGCTGGCGGAAATTACTCGGAAGGAACCGAATATGCCGACAGCGAAAAACTTTACGATTTTGGTCGAGTGGGAGGACAGGGGAAATTGCGACGCCGATGAGATCGTAGTTTCGGCGGCGACCAAAAGCCAAGCGAGGGCAAAAGCGAGGCGGCTCTGGGGCAGGACGATCGGAGCCGAGTATCCGTTTTGCCGAATCACCGCAACCCGCACCTACATCGAAGACGGACGAGTGCTGATTGATGTCGATTCACCGTGACTGAAATTTTCCACAGGAAGTGGATTGCACCCCCCGCAGGATGTGACACATTTGGGTGGGGAGATACACCATGAGTTTGCGTCTTGTCGATGTGTTGAATGACTACTACGCCCCGGTCAAAGGGATTTCGGAGCGAACGTCGAAGCTCTACGGCTTTACGCTGAAGAGCTTCGGCGAGCACCTCGGCCACGAGCCGACCACGGCCGACCTCGACCAATATGTTGTCGCGAGGTTTCTGGCGTGGCGGCTGCGCGAGCGCGAGCCGGCAACCGCTGCCAAAGACCGCGCCCAGCTACACGCCCTCTGGGCCTTCGCCTTTTCCGAGGCTCTTCCTGGCGTCGCCCGCGGGCCGCAGGTGCGACGTGTCGTCGTGCCGGAGCGCGTGCCGGAGGCGTGGCTCGAGGATCAGATGCGGGCGCTGATCCAAGCCGCCTCTGCGGAGCCTGGGAGCATTTGCGGCGTCAAGGCTTCGGATTGGTGGCGGTCGCTCTTGCTCTGCTGCTTCGACACGGCGGAACGGATTTCGGCCACGCGGTCGCTGACGTTCGCCGACGTTCGCGGGACACTTGTGATTTTCCGCGCCGACGAGCGGAAGGGGCGACGCCGGGACATCGCCCGCACGATCTCGTCGGACACGGCGCTGGCGATCGACGCGATTGCGGAGCCGCGGCGACAACTCGTCTGGCCGTGCGACGTTGGCGCTCCTGCCCTTTACCACCGCTTCGACCGGATTCTCAAGCGAGCCGGCCTGCCGACGGATCGGTGGAGCAAGTTCCATCGAATCAGGAAGACGACGGCCTCGTATTACGAGGCGGCTGGCGGAAACGCCCAGTCGCTCCTCGACCACTCATCGCCTGCGGTGACGAGGCGATATCTCGATCCCAGGATCGTGATGCCGGAGATCGGCGATGCGCCGTCGCGGCTGCCGAGGGTGGTCTAGCCGGCCAGCTCCGGCGTCCTTGGCATCTCGCGACGAACTTGAGTCCAGTCGATGTACGCCTTCGCGGCGAGGTCGAGCGTCCGGTGACCGAGGTGGTGGCGGGCCTTGCCAGGCTCCCTGATCTCAATGTGGGTGGCCCCGCTGCGTCTCAGCCATTTACTCGAGCCGCCGACGCCGCAGTCGTCAAGGAACTTCCGCATGATTCGCATCTGTTGCCGCTGGCCGCAGACCCAGCCAAGCACGGTGCCGTCGGGGGATACTGCGAGCATCTCGCGGACGGCGGCGATGCAGGCTTTCGTGAGCACTTTGTTGATCGGATCGCCGGTTTTGTGCTGCGTCCAGCGAAGCGCGTCCCCCTCGAAGTCCTCGGCCCGCAGCGAGAACAGGTCGCCGCGGCGGGCGCCGGCCTCGTAGCCCAGGAGAACCCAGCACCGCAGGAACGCCCCCAGCCTCGCGCCGCTGCGGAGGACGCCGGTCATCTCGGCCGTTCTAGTCAGCAGTAGCCTGCACTGCTCCTCGGTCCACGCCTTCGTCGGCTTGCGGATTGGCTTGATGCGGAGAATGCCCCGCGGCGGCTGCTCGACGAGCTTGTTGTCCCACGCCCATCGCCAGAGGCAGAGCAGGATCGTCCGCTCCGTCTTCGCCGTAATCGTCGAAACCGACTGCAATCTGGCCTTCAGGTAGGCGTTGATGCGGTCGGCAGATAGCTCGCCGCACTTCTCGGCGACTCGGGTGACGTTCTTCTCGTGCTGCGCCGAGACGTTGCGGGCGGCGAGATATTGCTTCGCCAGGGCAGTCAGGCTTTCCATGCCGTGCTCCTTCGGATTGTTGGAGCCAGTAGGGTATCAGCGGCGGCGGAAGACGCAAGTGGTGGGCTGGATATCGCCGCTGTAGCGTCATTCAGGCAGACAGCCGCCGCGCGGCCTCGTCGCCCCACCGCTCTAAGTCCAGCCCAAGCATCGCCATCCGCGAGTTGGACTGAATGTAGCGGCACATCGTCCGCCACCGCTCTTTCGACTCGGCAACCTTGGCTGGGTCGCCGCTGCGGAGGTTGGCTTCGTGGGCGTCCATAAGCCTTTCAATCTTCCGCATGTTGTCTTCTTTGGCCGACGCCGTCAGGGGCAGGATCACAGCAGCAAGGATCGCCAGGGCGGCCACAATCGAAACCCAGACTGTAATCATCGCTTCACCTCATCCACTTTTCTTGAAACGCAACCTTGAAGTGACGATCTACATGGCCGACGTAATCCATCGTGACAACGTCAAATTCGCCGCCGATAGTCTCGACCTCGACGCGAACCGGATGCCGCCCGTCGTATAGGCCGGACGGGATTGCCGCCTCGGGCTGCTTGGCAAGGCTCTCGTGCCGGTAGGTTACGACGTAGCCATCGTCCGCCTTTTCGACTTCCACTGGGTAGAAGTCGTTCAGTTGATCCAAGAGCCACGGGGTGATTCCTGCCGTGGGCTGGCTGTAGCAGAGTTCCGAAGCCCAAGCAAAATCGAGCGAGGTGCTGTTGAACTCTGGCAGCGTGATTCGGCCAGCGCACAGGTCGATTGCGGCCCGCATCACTTCCTTGCGGCAGCCATCGGCCTGCTCGACCGTTTTCTTGTTCACCATGACATATGCCATCCGACTCTCCTTTCGCTCGGTAAGGTCACTGCGGCCTGCCGGCAAATGCGTCTTTCAGTTCTGGCACGAGCATCCAAAAGCCGACGCCCTCGTGTCCGCCAATCGGAAACGGGTCGTACTCCAAGTACATCGACCGGAATGAATCGTCCTCGCGGTAGCCGAAGTAATACCGCCCCTCAACCGATCCATCGTCAACGATGAACACCACCGCATCAAACTCGTTCGGCAGGCCGTAGTCGCACGGAACCCACTCTCCCGCCTTTGGCTTTGGGAACAGTCCGCCAAGAAGTTCTTTCGCATCGAATGGCATGCTCGCCTCCTTTCAAGGTGGCGGGATCATACGCCCAAAACAAAGGCCGTCTAGTCGTGGTAACGCATGGCATTAGTCGGCACAGATTGTCGCGGCGGTATGTGCGGCGTGTTGCGTCACGCCAGCCGCTCCAGCAACCCGCGCAGGATGTCGGCTTCATGCCCACAGGCAACGCGGCCTTCTGCGACAACAAACTCCATCGCCTCACGCTCCAACGCAGTGAGCCGAAGCCGTTCGATCTCGTTGGCCGCCTGCTCCGACAGCGGGTCAGGCAGTCCGCTGTAGGCCCGGTCTCGGAGCCGCTGCACTAGGTCGCCGCGAGTCTCGCGCGGGCAGACGGCCTGCTGCCATTGCCGCCGACGAATAGATTCCAGCTGGTTCCACGCTGATGCGGCTTGCTGTGGCTTGATGCTCATGTCTCTCTCTGCGTGTATCGCGTTTCCCCGGTTCAGTCATTTTCCGACGCCGGAAAGTGTCAGGTTCCGTAGCAAAAAAACTGCCGGATCATATTGGCAATCCGACGAGATTCGTTGAGTTTCCAATATGTTGCGGGGCGTAACATATCGCATCGGATATGTTTCACAAACGAGATTCTGTAAGCACTTATGCCACGTTTTTCTTACGAACCGCGCATCTATTGGCGATTCGCGTCATCTTGTGTGCGGGCAAGCAGCCCGAACACGGCGTCGTGATGCTGGCGGTAGTCAGCGGAGTCAGCGAACGCCCAACCGTCTGCGGCGACCGCCGCGTGTCGGAGCATGAACGAAATTGCCTCTCGTTCCTGTGCCGTGAGCGTCGGTGTATCGCCGGTGCCTGCGTGTCGCGGTGCCGGTTTATCGTTCCGGTCGCTTCCGCAGGCTATCGCCGCCGGCGCGGCGTTGTCCCGAGCGGGAACGTCGGCATCGAAATCGCGTGTTTTCGCCTCTGACTGTCCCGAACGGGAATTCATACCAGCAACTCCACCAGCTCATGCGGGATCAGGCTGCGAATCTCCTCCAAGGCCCGCTCCGTCTCTTCGCTTGGCTCGCCATGCTTGAGGATCGACCGGCAGCGGTTGTCGATTACCTCCAGGGCGATGAGGGCATCCCGGCCCGCGAGGCAGTACCGATGCTCGCGGGCGTCGTCGGGGTCGCTCAGGTCGAACCGTAGCAGAGCCTTCATGCCCGCAGCCTATCGCCCCCGTCAATCGGGTCAACGCTCGTTTGGTCGCGGTTCGCGAATCCCGAACGGCAACCTATTTCGCCGTTATTGCCCCACACGCAATCTGCCCGAAATACCGTACCTACGGTGAGTGCTGCCATTCCACTTTCCAGAAAATGGAATGACGCTACTTCAAAAGCCTGAACTCTGTGGGTGTACGGTCATATCTGCGGAGGCGGCAGCGAGGCCATGTATTCCGCCTCGCTGATCTCTTCCACCACACCGGCCGCGAGCAACTGCGGCAGCACCGCCGCGACGGCCTCGTACTCACAGAACTCATTCCGCACCGCGAGCAATACGCGGCCCTGCGGATCATGCGGCGAATCAGCCGCAGGCAGGAGGGTCGTGATCTGGCCGTTAGCCGGCAGCCCCCAGGCGGCATCCAGCGATAGACGCACCTGCTCCAAAACTGCATCGGACGAGCGAAAGAACCTCATGCGATTCCCCACTTTGCCGCCAACCCATTTTCTACGGCAGTTACTTCCGCGTCAGACAGATTGTGGGCGTAGAGCAATACTTCCGAAAAAACGCCCTGAAAGTTAAAGGTGCCGTCGTAGTCAAGGAAACGCCATGTAGCACCGCCCCACTGGTTCGACTGCACTGATGACATATCCAGAGATCGCACCGTCAGCAGCAAGTTTGCGTTATTGCCGGCAGAATAAATTGCTGCCCGCGTAGCGGCAATCGCCGCACGGTTAGCGCGATACGTCGGAGTGCCAGAAGTTTGGTTTGGCGACGCTATCGAACCAGACTGCGCGGCATCCATAAACGAAGACGACGACCACAAGGTGAGCCAGCCAGCAGACCCGGTGTAACGACCGACAAAAAAGTATGTGACAGTGCTGGACGATGTGACCTTCGGAACCGAAGAGAACCCGCTATTTGCGGTAGACGACAGCGAGAGCGCCGGCCGTCCACCCATGCCGCTGGTGAGCAGCGTAGGCCGCAGGTTGTTGGTCGGCTGCGTAGCGTTGAAAGACGCCGAAGCCTTGTTGTTGATCCGCCCGACCGGATCGCCGTTTGCCGCGACCGCCCCCGTACCGTCGCTGTTCTGCGACATGGTGGAAACGTCGCTGGCGTCCAGCCACCAGACGAGGTTAGCGATGGAGCGCGGATCGAAGCCCGTCGATGCGGCGGCTTTGGGGCGCAGGAGTCGGGGGCTGAGTGGCATGGCGCGTCGCTACTGTAGGGATGTAAGGCTGTCAGTTCGGCTGCGAATCCGACTCGACCGACTTCACCGTGACCGCCCGATCGCTGCGGGGCTGGAGGGCGTAGAGCAGCTTCGTTTGCTCCGTAATCGCCCCTGCAATCTCGCGCTGCGTCTCCCTGACCTCTTTCAGCGTCAGGCGGTGCTCCTCGAGCAACGGGAGCAACAGGTCTTGCCTGATGAAAAAGGCCAGGCCGACGGCGGCCAGGGTCGGCCAGCCCCAGCGGTCCAAGAGGCCAAACAGCGTATCCTTTGTCTCTGCCGTCACCTTCTGCGTCCTCCTGCTTACGTCTTGAGAAGAACGACGCAGGATGCCGACGTCGAGTTCGTGCTGGCCGACACAATCTTGATGGCGCCGCAGCCATACGTCTCGTCGGGCAGGGCGTAAATCCGCGGCTCCGTCGAAGACGCCGACAGGGTCAGGTCGGCGGCCGAGCCGTCCACCTTCCGCAGCCGGCCGAAGGTGCCATCAACGCGGTCGCTGGCCCAGAGCTGGAGCGTCGTCACGTTCGTGCTCGACGTTCCCATCAAGAGGGCGCCGCCTGCCACGTCATCCCAGCGGAGGGTCGTGGCAATCTGCGTAGCCGTCGAAAGGGTGACGGGAACGCTCTTAAACTTCCGACGAATCTTCGGTTCCATCTGCACCTCCCAGTGCGTTGCGGGCCTTGGCGGGCCGCTCGTGGCGTGTCACGGGTCTTATCACATTGTAACAGCCAGTAGTCTCTCAGAGTGGCGTTCTGCGGCCAAAGCCGTCATCACCTGCCCCTCGAATGCGTCAAGGTCGCCGCGGTTGTAAATCCGCCGGCTGATGTGCCGCTCGTCGATACCCGCCTCGCTGGAGTGCCGTGCCGCCTCGCCGCCGATCCAGTGCTCTTCGCGGTAGATGCGCCAGATTTTGCCCCCGGCGGCGAGGATCGCTTCGGCCTCGTCGTTGAACCGGACGTCGCAGACCGTCACGCCGCGGCCGGCGGCCGTCCAGTGCTCGACTTGTCGCATCAGCCGGTCGATCCAGACGGTCTGACTGACCATCCCCCTGCCCCACTCGGTGCCGAGGGTCTGAAGCAGGTATCTCGGCGACTTGCCGATGCCTGCGATCGGCAGTTCCTTCGTGGCCCGGTCTTGCAGCGATTCGACGGGGATGCCCGTAATGGCCGCCAGAGCCTCGTAGAGGGGCGCAGCGAGCGCGAGCGGCACAAACCCCTCCCGCTCCAGAAACGCCGCAGCCGTCGATTTCCCGCACCCTGCCTGCCCGCATAGCCCGATGATCACAGTTCCAGCTCCTTGCCGTTGAATCGAATCGTCACCCCCAGCGGCTCGGCGAGCCACCGCATCCCGATGCCAGCCTCGCGCAGCATGGCCTCGGCGAATTGAATCTCGTTTTCCCACCGCTCCGGCGTCGCCTGCCTGGTGGCGACGTGGCCGACGACCTCGCGGACCTCGGCGGCGATGATAGCCCTCGCGCAATCGACGCAGGCGAACCACGGGCAATAGAGAACCGAATCCCGCGTCCTGGCTCCGCAGGCGGCGGCCTTCAGGAGCACGGCGCGTTCGGCGTGCTCGAGCCAGCGGTATTTCTCTGGCGGCTCTAGGCGTTCTGGCCGGGACTCGACGCCCAACGGCAGCCAATTGGCGGCGGTGAGCCATCGCCCAGAGTCGAGCAGGATGGCCGCTCCGTTCTGCGTGCGCGGGTCTTCGGAGTGCTCGACGGCCGCCTCGACGGCCTTGCGGAGCATGAACGTGTCGCTCACGACGCCCCCCGCAGATCGCGGTCGCACCAGATCGGCATCGCCTTCGTGACTTCGCGTCGCTCATGGTCGATCACCACCGCGGCCTGGCAGGGAGCCTCGTAGCCGGCTTTGATCCGCACCGTATAGCTGGAGTGGCCCATTACGCTCCCATTACTGACGTAACGGCCACCACGAAGCCAGCCAAAAGAATGGTAATGGCCGAAGCAGGTGAGGTCGGCCCGCCGACTCGCATCCCACGCCGAGATCGCCTTCATCGCCGGCAATGCGAGGCCGTAGACGCCGCCGGAATACTTGATGCTGAAGCCGTGCAGGAAGCGAACCGTGAACCCGTCGAGATCGACGTAGTTCAGTTCGCCCTCGGCCACCTGCCAGTGGACGTTTTTTCGCGTCTCGGCGGCGGCCATCGTCAGATATAAATTCTGTTCAAAGCTGTGCTCCAGCTCTGTTTGGCAGCGGAGCTTGGGCGTCGAGCGGCCATGATTCCCGCTGGAAGTCGCCACCACGACTTGATCGGCGCTGTCGCTGACGGCGTCGATGAACCGCCGCATTCGGGCACCGATCCAGCGGCACGCCGGCATCGGGGCGAGCTGGCTCTTCTCGGCCAGCTCCTCATGGATATGCCCACTGATCATATCGCCTCCGAGCCAGACGACGACGCGGCTGATGTCAGCCAGGTGCCGCTCGTGCTCGAGGAGCGTGAAGAACCGCGACTGTAGCTCGGCCAGCCGCTGATCGCAGATGTCGAGGGAGAACTGATTTAATCCATTGGTTTCGGCCAGCGACACAGGCTCTTCGCAGTGAATGTCGGAGAGCAGTACCA